TGTACCCGCTGCAACCGGCAGTTGAGCGGTAACGCTGTTGAGTACCGGATTCACCTTATTGATCGCATTGGGCTGGACCGCGTAGAGCGCCTTGAGACTGATAACGAGCCGCGCCGGTTCGATATTCCTTACCTGCAGCGCATCAAATCCATATTCACCCGCAGAGCCCGCGCGCTGGAGAAGCGCCGCGCACGCCACCAGGAGGCCGCATGAAGATCACCTATAGCGACGAAGGGGCTTACGCCCGCATCTGGCTGACCGGTCCATTTTGGCAGTTGGCTAAGGCCAGGCGTATTGCGGATGCGGGTTTGGACGAGTCCCCGGTCAATACCTGGGAGTCTCGCGGCATTACCTTCCAGATCACCCTGTACGGAAAGAGCGCGTATGTACTCAGGGCGTATAAGGCGATGGCTAAGGCCATGGCGAGGGCATCCAAATGAGCCGTGACGTTATCGAACGCATCCGCGACCGCTGGATAAAGCTCCGCCTTATACGCAGCAGCGGCACCGTGCTGGTTGACTACCGCATCCTCAAAAACTTTATTCGCACCTGTCAGATCCGGGGAGAGACAGCATGACAGCTCAATACTTGGAATTTGTTCGCCAGCAGCTGATAGTGGCCACCGCCGATCTGAGCGGCGCGACGAAAGGGCAACTGGTAGCCTTTGCGGAAAACGCGATGTTTGAGGCGACAGCGCGTAGCAGTAAACGGATGAAGGTTGTCGATCCGGCGACAGGTAGAATGGTTCGGCCGAGTAATCCGCCGGTGCCCGGGAAGCAGTCGCGCGCCAAAGGGTCAGCAATCGCCCTGGTGCTGCCTGTCGAATATTCAACGGCATCATGGCGCCGCGCGTTGCTGTCGCTGGAAGAGCATCAGAAAGCCTGGCTGCTCTGGAACTACAGCGACAATATCCGCTGGGAGCACCAGGAGACGATCACCCGGTGGGCGTGGGAGCAATTCAGCCAGCAGTTGGCCGGCGTGCGCATTGCAAAGAAAACGGTCGAGCGTCTGCGTCAGCTTATCTGGCTGGCAGCTCAAAATAAAAAGTCTGAGATAACCGGCAGGGGAGATGTCTATTCCCCGTCATCTATGGTGGGAATCAAGCCAGATAACTGGTGCCACAATTACTCAGATTACTGGCAGGCTATGATGGACATCTACCAGAAACTTGATAACCAGTCCTTACTCTCTGTTTCTCGATCACGTTCACAACAAAAAGCGACTTTTTCGCAGCAGGGTCTTGCAAAAGTCAATTAAATGAGTCATATTTGAGTCTACTTTGATATGCTGCCTTAGCTTTAAGTGGCGGCATGAATATGATAGTCACATACCAGTTTGTAAAATTAGCCTCGGCATCCCGCCGGGGCTTTTTTATGCCTGCAATCCGGTCAGGGCTCTTGAGTGAATGCGTGCCGCACTACACGTTGAAGCTCATACGCGAGAGCTCTGAACCAGATTGCTGATTTAGCTCAGCAGCGCCAGATAATGGCCTGACCTGATGACGGGCTCATAATCCAATCCATCAGGGGCGCTGCTGCAACAGCGTCGCAGGCCGCCAGACCCAGCCAGGGTATTTTCGGTCATCACCGACATTGCTATTACCCTCATGCTTATTGCCCGCCTTTTTGCGGGCTTTTTTATTATCAGGTCCCGCAGGAATCATCATCGACACGCTTCGTTGTTAAATCCAGCCTGACGGGCCTGACCCTTTTCAAACACACACAGCGCCATCCGTCATTAACGGAGGTGAGGCTATGACCAAAATGAGCACCATTTACAGCAGACTCTCATACGGCACCGGGACCGCGCTGACGGGCTGTGGTGTCTCAGCAAAGGCTTACGCAGATGTAGCAAAAACAGAGGTATGGATTTTGGCCGACAAAGTGGCGGGGTTGAGGCTGAGGGACCGGGACGTCGGTGTGGGGATTTCATGCAACGATTGT